GCGTGCTGACCGTCGCGGAACCACCGCTGGTATTAGCGCCGTAGACATCCCACAGCTGACCGCTGCTGTTGGTCCAGCCATAGACCACAATCTCGGCTTGAATCTCAAAACTATTGTCCCACATGTTTTCGTAATTGGTACGCGTGATCGCACCTTGCTGGTCGGTCGGAATTTCGCTGTGGAATTGCTTCCCGCCAGTGCCGGAACCAGTCGAGTGAGCGGAGACTTGCGATGCCTTTTTGCCGTGCGCCTGATCGTCCCCCTGATTTTGCCCACTCATGTCGACGTTTGAATGTTTATACCAAGTCGAGATCGTTGATTGGCCGCGCAATATGTTTTTGCCTTCGACGAGCTGATCGCCGCCGCCCCCGCCGCCCTGATCTCCAACGCCCCACAGCTGGCCTTGCGCATCCTCAACGAATGAAACGCCACGGCCTCGCGCTAGTCGGTCTATCGCGTGCCGAATTTTCTCGCCTGGATTGATCTGGAAGTTTTTGAACGGAGCATTGGCGTTACCTGACGCATTGCGCAGCTGCAGCGTGCGGCCGATCGGTTTCATCAAGTAGTTGGCGAGCGTCACCAGAGGATACCCGCGCTTCTGCCCACCGCCCTTCATGTCGGTTGCCGAGGCTCGATTCACATCATAGTTTTTGCCACGACCCTTGAGCAACACATCGTGCTTATTTGCATCGTAGCTTGTGATGCGATCGACCACGAACCCGGTGAACGCCAGTTGCCCGCCGAACATGATCTGGCAATCTGATCCGGGCTTGATTTGCATAGCGGCCATACTGCTGCCGCCAGTCGCGTCGAGCACCTCGACCGCCTGAAACTGAAATTCGCGATCGGTCTGTCCGAATACGACCGTCACCATCGCAGAGACCCAGTTTTGATAACTGGTGCCACCGACGACAATCGCCACGGTCGGGTCTTGGCCGGGCATTTACGCACTCAACGCGCGAATCTGCAGCGGCATGAACAGCGGATGCACGATCTTATTCTCGGAGATTAGATCATCACTGCGTTGAGCGATTGTCTCGCCTGCCCCGCCAGTGTCTACCATCGTCGCTTCCGGATAGAGCCGGTTTGCCATCGTGAGCGTCGGGAAGGTCCTTGCGAACGTGTAGTTCACCACATACGGCAGCAGCCGCCCGCGCGCCGTGAGATCGTGGATGATCGCACTACGCAATGCGATCAGCGCCATATATGTCGCTGACTCGCCCGTGTCGGCCACCACCTCGACCGCGTCTGCGAATGCCGCAATTATCTCGTTCATATAAGTATTGACATCCTCGCGACTGACAAACGTGGTGCCGGCGAGAATCCGCCCCTGCTGTGCCAGGCAATATCGAATGCCTGCATTTTGGATGGCGGTCGCTTGCAGCCCGGTATTCGTTGCATCATTGATGCTGACGCGAACCGCATCCATTGATTCAAACGTCGCGCCCATCAGGCGAGTGAGATTGAATAAATTCAGCAGCGGAGCTGCGAGCCCACCGTTCCTGACATAGAATTCGGCATTGACCTTGAGCGATCCTGCTTGCTGGCGATATTGTGCGCCCACCGTACCTGCAGCCATATTAGGAATTGCGTTAGTCAGCCAATCAACGATGTTGTTGATCAGCGCCATCGCACTCGAAACTGAATCATAATAGTAGATGGTCATACGCTAATGGTGCCAGTTGGCGGCGGCGGTGGTGTCGTGGTTGTGGTCTTACCGTTCGTCGGCACGTTGTTGTTCAGTTCATTGCCGGTTTGCGTTTCAGAATTGCCCGCCGCAGAAGTGACCCCCTGATCAGTCTGATCAGATGTCATCCCTTGCACCGATCCGGCCTCGATGAACGACATTTCGAATTGCGTGACACCGCCGCGCCGTTGATCATCGGTGACCGAATAGGTGTCGCAGATAACGCTCGCAACACCCAATAACGGATGCACGATCTGGCCTGGACCGCGCTGATCCAGCGCCGCGACTAACCGCTTGCGATCGCCAGTCTGATCAAAACCATTGTTGATGTTGGCGATTACATAACCAACGAAAAAATGCTTTTGAGCCTTACGCCCCATATCTTCTAACAGAGGGACATCACGCTTGGGGAACTCATGCAGCGCGAGCCGACGACCACCAGCTTGACCGTCAACGTCGGTATAGAACCGCGCGCCGCGAAACGAGGCGGGCTGCAGTTTCCCGCGCCACGGGTTCATCGGCATCCCGCTGGCCGTGCGCGAGCCCCACGCCTGCGTGGCGATCGGCGGTGTCTGACCTATGCCGGGATCAATGAATGACATCAGTAATCCACACTCTCTTTCATTTGCCTGGTGTTAGGACGAGCAAAGTCATCATCGTATGAGCTGCTGGTTTTCTTTTGTGCATCCTCCCGCACATGTACCTTGATGTCAGCCGTGGGTCTGGCATCGACCATCTTATGTTCGGCAACGGCCTTTTTAATCCGGTCGTCCAATGCGGCCTGACGATCCTCTGGTGTAGCAGGACCCGCAATCATCGGCGGGATCGCCGCGAGATTTTCAATCCTATTTCGCGCGTAACGTCCTCGATGACCGCCAAGATCAAAATGCATCAAGTCTGGAGCAAGATCACCTTTCTGCGCCGCTGCTGGAAAAGCGCCGCCCCAAGTAAACCGCTCTTCCAACTCTGGATGACGCGCGTGCTGCTGACCTTTGGAGATCCGTGCCAGTTCATGATACAGGCCGGTCGGATCAGATCCCTCGGCTGAGATGAGGGTGCCATCCTTATCAAGAATTCGCACATCCAAGGCTTGGTGTAGGCCATGAAATCCTGCACCCTTCCTATAACCTGAGGACGCTTCGACATGATAGCCCGGATGGGCGGCCTCGAACTGGTTCGCCGCTGCACCAACGATCTCTCTAAGAGCCGGATCGAGAGACCTCCAACCGATGCCTTCCGGCGTGCGGCCCTCCCGCATACGCATGACATCAGGCGCTGGAGCGAGACCCGGCGCCATCGATGACAATGTAGGCGTCCCCGCTGTAGGCGTTGTAGTTGGAGCTGGAGCGGTCGGCCCCGTCGGAATGCCAGGAGTGCCGAGGGCCGGACTATCGAATCCACCACGCCCCGGAAATTTTGCCATAGACGCGTCGAGCGCTCTACTCCAGCCAGCCAAAAATGTTTGCCAAGTCTGCGGGCCTTTCATCCCAGGATAAGGATTGCCCTTGATGTTCGTCATCGTGTGGTGAGGGCCAAAGAACCCACGACCTTGTTGATGCATCAAATAAAGTTCGCCTGGAGTTGGATCGTGCTTGAAGGTTTCTTTGAACCACTTCGCGTTAGCAGCCATATATTCCGCAGCGGCCCTAGCATTGTCCCGCGCGTTATAGATGTCGCCGCCGTGGCCGTAGGTGCGCCATTCCTCACCTCGCCCGAGTTGGAACAGACCCTTGTACTGGGTTCGCTTGTTCCGATTAGATCCAGGGTCGAGGTCGCTTTCAATTTTCGCGATACCCTTCATCATTTGCGGATCGAGACCATAGGCTTTTGCAGCGCTCTCAATCGCGCCCATCACGCCTTCACTGGCGCCGGTATATCCCTCCGTGGTAAAGACCGGGCGACCGCCGCCCGGCGCGCTCACGCCGCTATCTGTTGCCACGCCCTTGTTGGTCAAACCCGTGCCGGGACGATAGGCCGCCTGGATTATGCGGGCACTGCTGGCACCAGCACTCACACCAGCGCCCATCCCGCCCGCCATCAAGCCGGTCGTCATCGAGGCGAGCAGCAAGCGCGCCTGATTGTCTGATCCGCCGCCGCCTTGAGTGGAACCTTGATCGCGCTGCGCCTGCGTCGGCCCCTGACCGCCAATGCCGCCGCCGCCGAACGATGTCGGGCTTAATCCGGCTCGGCTGCTTGGGCGCGCGCCCTTGATCGCGTCCTCAATTGCCTTCTCTAGCGTCTTTTTGACGGTTTCACTGATCTTGCCGCCTTCGATTTTCCGCGACCATTCCGGATCTTGATAAACTGGTGATTTTGTGAAATCAAAAAACTTGTAGACGTTTTCGCGCATCCATTTGCCAATGCTCTTGCCGGGTACATCTTTTAACCAATAGTCCGGGTCGCTCGGTGTTAGATCCTCTGTTGGTGGTTTGATCTTAGGTGTCTCGCCGGTCGAAAATAACTTGTTCAATTCCTTGAGACCTTCGACGATCTTCGGCCCGAACGCCACCATCACGTTATCCTTGAATTTTTGCCAATTCAAAAACAACGCATTCTGCGTCTCGATGTATTTGGTGAGGTCCTTATCATCGATCGGCATTTTGCTCTTGTCAGCCAACGCTTTCCGAATCGTCTCAAGCAGCTTTACCGGATCATCCAATCCAAGGACGTGAGATATATAACTTGCTGATCCCCTTGTTTCTGGATCGCTCAGTAATTGGTCCATCTTGTCGGCAAACAGCTTCATTGCCTGTTCGGACCCCTCAGCTGTGTGTGGCAATTCTTGGATTTGACGAATTAACGGCTGCAATCCCTTGAACTGTCCCAACTCGGTTTGCAAACCATGCTGCAATCTAAAGATTATATCGCCCATCGTTTTTGCGACTTGCAACGGCTGCTGCAGACCAGTTGTCTCGGCCGCCCGTTTCAGATGGAAAATCGTGTCGGCTGAAAACACCGACGCTTTCGATAAATCCTGAATATCTTTTTGGCTGCGCGTCCATTCGCCGAATGCCCTAGCAAGTCCATAAACGGCGCCGGTAGCCGTTCCGGCCGACAATCCGAACGCCGTCAGCGCTGGTGCGATGCCTTCCTTGATGTTGCGTTCGAGCGTTTGCCCGACCTTACTCATCTCCTGAAAATGCCTGGTGACGCGACCGGCCGCGCTCTGCTCGCCGCCCTTGCCGATCTGATCTAAAACTTTGTTGATCTCTTTCAGCGGCCCGCTCATCTGATCGGTGAGCGACGCGACGAGTTTTAGTTGGTCCTCTTCTGCCATATCAGATGCTCATGGTGTCCATACGACGCCGCATTGTTGTCTCTTCCCAGTTGTTGAATTCGGTTGTTATTTTAGTGCTGGGCGGCGCGATCACCTCGACGTTGAGACTGGGCTGGTTCGGTGCGACCGCGGCGTTGATTGACTGCGCCATCGGCTTTTGATCTTGGCTGCTACTACTCGTGGTCGGTTGATATTGATGATAATAGGTGCGGGCGCGATTAACGCGCTGACCGTAGGTCGAGGTCGAATAGCCCTCATAGCGTCGGCCCAGCGGCGCCAAATAATCCATGTTGGTGCTTTTGACTGAATCATTACCGTATCGCCCGCGGAATTCATGATCCAGAAAGTCCATTTGGACCTGCGGATCGCGCCAATTACGGTTACCAGCAAACTGCTTTAACGCCACGAAACGCGGGCCGTGCCATTGCACGATGCCGAACGATGTGCCGCGGTCGCCGACCGAGTTCGGATTGAAATTGCTTTCGACCGACACGTTCCCGGCCATCATGGCGGCGGCCTCTTTTGACCAGCCACGATTCATCATTCCGCTGATGAATTGATTAGGTCCAAAACTTCCGGTGCCGCCAGGCGCCTTGCCATCGCCGCCGCCACCACCACCGCCACCGCCGCCATCCATTCCATCGCCGCCACCACCGCTGCCGAGCGCGCCAGGCATCAGACCCGTCGTCAGTGACGCCAACATCAGCTGCGCATCTCCGCTGAAACCGGTCGGCGTCAAACTTTGCGTGGCAGCGCCCGGTTGCGTGGAAAAGAATTTTTTGAGCATTTCGGTGATACCGGGCTGCGCATCCTGAACGCCCTTTTGAATCTGATCGCTGATGCCATCACCGGGCGGTTTTTTGCCCTGGTCTAACGGCGGCATCTCTGGCATCGGATACTCGCCCGGCATCACATCGCGTGCCGTGCCGATGCCCTTGCCCTCGGCCAAGTTGTTCAACCCCTTCACGATGTCGAGCGCCGGGCCAGCCATGAACCCCATGAACCCGTCGACGAAATTATCCCAATGTATTTGTAGCTTGTTTACGTTTTCGTTGAGCACCACCATCTGCTCAACCATATCTTTGGTCATATCGCTGTGGACTTCCTTCGCCTCCTTCATCCAATCAAGAAATTTAGCAGCATCATCACCGAACCCAAGATGTTCCAGTACCTCGCCCACATGCGGCGCTAATGCTGGATCAGCCAGCATGCGCTGCATCTCATTTTCTACTGCAGCAAGCGCGCCCTTGAGATCATTACTTTGGGCAAATTTGCGCAGTTGTTCTTGCAGCGGCAAAAGATTGTATTGTTTGCTGAGTGTGTCATCGACGCCGCGCCCGATATTTTGATACACTCTCTGGAAACTACGCAGCTTTGATTCCCAATCAGGCAAATCGACAAGACCGGCGGCGGTCTGCAGATCTTTTAATTGATTGATGCTTAACCCGAGTTCAATGTTCAAACGCTTGAGCTGCACAATGTTTGCGGCATAGCCGGCCACCTGTTTGCTGGCGTTCATCACCACCGCGACGGCAGTTCCGCCAACGAGGCCCAACCGCAGCAATGCCGGGTTAATCAGATCCAGTGCGTTGGTCTTGAAATTGAAAAACTCGCCGCCAAGGTCCTTGAGGCCCTTGGTCGTTTTTTCGAGATCGCCGGCGCCTTGAATACGGGCCAGGTTAGCCTGCATCTGTTGCAGCGGTTCGCGCAGATTGTCGGAAAGCGTCGCAATGACTTTCCACTCAATCGTGGTATCAGGCATCAGCGTTGTCCGCGATCATCCGGTTCGTCCAGTATTGATGACGCTGAATCTCGGAGATTTTCATGTCCAAGAATTCAGTCGGGTTGCGATTGTAGTATTTCGCCAGTCGGTAGCAGCCGACTATGATAGTGTCCCGAAATCCGGCACGAAAAAACGTGAGACGCCCCACGCTGCGCTGATCCAGTCGCGCGGGTCCATTTGCTCGATCACCATCGGCGCCACGACACCAAGAGCAGCGAGCATTTGCGTCATCGCCACAGGCTCGAATTCCGTTATCGCACGGCCTTGCTCGAATATGATCTTGACTGGAATGCCGTAGTCCATCAGGTCGCGAATCGTCGGCTCACGAAACACAAGCTTGTCGACCTCGCCCTCGTGCGATCTAACCTTTTTCCATTTCAGATGGATGGTGACGTTCTTAGGCAGATCTGGCGGCGGCGGCGCTGGCGCTGGCGCAGCCGTGCCGCCCCCATTGCTCTTGTCCATATCGACCGGCCGCATTGCAGCCGCACGCGGATTAGGGCGATCAGATGTAACGGGATCGATCGGCATTGATTAGCTCCAGATGATTAACTGATCAAAGTTTACGGTCCAGCCACGCCGACACCGATTGAGGCGCCTGCGAAGCCTTGCACGGCCATGCCTTCAAAGCGCACGGCGACCGAGCCTTCGCGAGTGTTCAGCTCGCGCCGTCCGGCCGACCAGGCGTTGCGCAACACGAAGGTCCAGCCGTTGACGAGCTGGCACATGATCGTTGAGTTGACGATCGACTCTGTGCCGATCCAATCGATTGCAGGGTCGGTGGTCATGTCGCCCTCGAAATACGCGGCAACAGGAAGTTCCTGATAGCCGTGTACGCCGTCCTGACCGACCACGGCGGTACGCTCAATTGTTGATGGCGAAACGCGGAAGTTTCCACGCAAGGGCCAACGCGATCCATCAACAAATAGATACGCGGTCCCTGCAACCGGGATACCCATATTAGTCTCCTGAGTTTAGGTTACGGGGGAGTTAGTTGTTGTAGTAGATCAGGGCGTGATCGGACCAATGATGTTGATGTCGACGCCACGATCATATTGCAGGCGAAATTGAGCAAGCACCGCAAAAATTCGTAATTGATTCACGAGGTCCGGCGGATAGACGACATCTAGCCGATTCGGATTATTTGGATTTCGCTGCACGATCAAATTTTGGATATACGCGGTCGAGTTCTCAACAAGTCCATTGTACTCATCTTCCGCGTACTCAGCGATAAGTTCGGCCTTCGCCATCGAGGGCGTCAAAATTGCCTGGCCCGGACCAAACTTTGTGCCGTCATCAGCAAGTTTGTGCCTCGGATACTTGCTGGTGATTGCTTGACGTTGATTGGTGAACAACCGAGCCAGCGTCGCCAGCGTGGTGACCAACTCGTAAGCGTCGTCGCTCTGGCCGTATTGGTTGAGTTGGTACTGCGTGCTTTCACGCATGATCATCGGAATGCCGTTGGGATCGACCGTCTGCACGGCTTGTCCCCACAAATTGATCGAGTTCTGTTCCGACTTGATGAATCTCTGGTGGAACGGCGCCGGTTTAATCGAGGTCAACTCCAGCGTCTGCAACGGCCGTGCCGGATCGTTCAGCAGCGCGCGTGCAGCTTTTGAACAGTACGCCGCCGCCCATTGCCAACCTGACGACGGCGAATTGGTCTCGAAGCACATCGTCGAAATTGTGAACCTGTTATTCCCTTCGCCCCAGGTGATTGCACCTGAGAAAATATCTCGCCGAGCCGAAAAAATGACTCCGTAAAGTTGGCGCATCCAGCCCCAGCGTCCGTTGTCACCGCTGTTGTATTCGGTATCCCAGGCGTTCATGTTGGCTGTGTCGGTGAACGGCATGGCGACATACTGATAATCCTCTTCGCCCATGTTGATGATGCAGGCGCTGCAATCAGCAACACCAGTTCCACCACCAAGCTTGCCGCCAGCGCTGCCGGGCCAGACCGCACTATTCGGATGCGAATAAGTCAGCGTGACACCATCAGGCAACACCTCGGCGCCAGGAGATCCGAGATAGTTGTCGCGTATGTCGATGTCGTTGCCGGTGACATCCGGCCAGTTACAAGTCAATGTGACTATGGCCGCCGCCGCCGTCGCCTTGACGGGTAATCCGAGCTGCCCAAGCGTAGGCGCCGTGTTGATCTGCGCCGCGAGATTGGCCGCGATCGTGGTCGCGGTGTCAGTCGCCCCGACGAGGATCGAGATCTTCGTACCGGCGATGTAGATCACCAACGTGCCAGCATCGGTCGGTGGCGTTGCGATCGTGATCGTTCCGCTAGCAGCGACGGCACTCGCTGGATGTGTGATAGCCACACCATAGACGAGCTGCCCGTAACTATTCGCAAAGAATGCAGCAAACATCGCTTCCAGCATCGAGCCAGAACCGAATAGAGCCGTAGCCTGCGCCAATTCGCCGATCGGAATCGGCACATCAAGCTGGTTATTGGTCACGACTTGCGCGGTCGCCAGCGCATAGCCGACCAACAGCGCTTTTGGTCGCTGCACAGGCAACCCGGCCTTACTCGGATCTACCTCAAGCCACCAGAGTGGCAGGCGCCAATTATCAGGAAATTGTGCGAAGTCCACAGGCATGTTGCTCTCCTATCAACAACAAATAGTCAGCCGCCACCGCCCGATTGCTCGGGCGATGTTTGGTCGGCTCGGGTGAGTAGGTTTAGATCAGATCGATTACTGCTTGGTCTGTTCGACCCTGGTCACGTCACCGAATTGCAGGCGGCGCAGGGTGAATTGATCCAAAGGCCAGTCGGCTGGGCCACCCGCTGGCGGGAATGGTCCGCCGCCCGGGTGTCGCATGATGCGCCGCAACGTCTCATTTTTCGGTTCGACCTTGATGGTCTCCAATCGGCGAGCAAACGGGATTGCGCTTTTTGCCATGTTGTCCTCACGGTCCAGATGAAATCGGTTCACCAGTCGCAGCGTCGTACTCGCCCTCATGCACGGTCTGCCATCCGGCGCTGCCTCGGATCTCGCGATCGATGTGCCAGATCAGGAAGTCGTCATAGAGCACGGGCGACCATTCATCACGGTAGCCATATTGATGTTGTAGATTGCACTCGGCGATCGGTGTTTCTGCCACCTGCGAGTAATTCGATCGGCACGTCCAGTTGATAACGCCGTCGTGCAGCTGCATGAAATGCCCATTCGTCATCAGGGCATTATTGAGGTCGCGGCAGAGCTGCCAAACCCATTTGAACTGCTGGTCGTCGTCGGTGCGCACGACTGCAGCCGAATAGGTCATCGTCATGACAACGTTGAATCTTGCATTCCCCGAGTTCCAATCACCCTCGGGCGCTGCCGCCACGTTGCGGTAAACACCGAGACGTGGCAGCTGGCTCGGCTGCGTTAGCAGCATTGGCGAAACTCTGATTGTCTTGAATTGCGGAATCGTATTGGTGCCGTCGCCGTTGTAGGCGCTCACCACGGCCGACGCGATGTTGAACGCGGTTTGATAGATCAGATCGGGATCACGATTAACCGGTGGCTTATCGATCAGCCGGATCGGAGCCAGCGCAAGCTGCGGATGACCCGCCTTGCCGCGCACACCGATGAGCGTTGTACCTTGCGGCGGCCACGGCGCTGCGACATGGCCGGTTATGCTCGCGGTGTCGGCCGCCTCGGTCGCAGCCAGCGCGCCGGCGATCGGGACGACGCCCCTTATCGTTGCATTGTCGGGCGCCTCGGTCGCGGCCAGCGTGCCAATGGGCATCTATTCGCCCTCAAGGAGAATGTGAGATCGAACCGCTCGTGAGCGTCACGTTCTGGCCTATCGCAATCGATACCGAGTCGAGATTAATGTCAGCGCCGCCCGTAGAGACAGTGAGACCCGTCACGATCGTGTTGCCGCCACCATCTTGGATGATGGCTGCCGCCGCCGTGCCAGCTGCAATGGCCGCATGCGACAAAGGCACGCCCAACATCGTGATGACGCCGCCGCTCTGGCTGAACGATGGCTTTTGCAGTGTGACCCTTGCCAGCGTCGCGTTCATCGCAGCCGTGCCGATCACGACCACGCCAGGCGAGGCATTCGCATCGATGGCGTTGATCACGTCCTGCATACGTGTCGCTTTCAACGATGCCTCGTAACTAACGGACATTCACACGACTCCTATGGTGATCGATCCAGCCGAGAACGTCACGACTTGCCCGCCAGGAACCACGACCGGACCGCCCGCGAGATAATCGGCTGCGAGTAAATCACCAGCCGTCGGATCATCGAACAAAGCGAACCCGATGACAGTGCCCCAGCCGGCGCCAGTCGCGGTGCCGCAGGCGATGGCGACATTGTTGATGAAATTCAGCGGGTCCTCACCGCTCGGATCGCCGAACACCGAGAACGTCAAGGTATCGCCTTGCAAGATCGAGCCGTCCGGATTCGCCGCCAGCGTGACGGTGTTGGCCGTTGTTGATAGGACCTCGCCGGTCATTAGAAACGCTTCCGGATTGGTCAGATCAGCCACGCTCATACTCGGCAGAACCCACGCCGGAACGTTCCCAAACGTCAGCACGGGTGTTTGAATTGCATCCGCCGTGGTGACGAGCTGGCCCGCCACCTGCACGCGCGCATAGCCGTTGCCAGCGACCTCGACGCCGCCCGCGTCGGTGTCGTCCGGCAAGGTCGTGAACAACGCCATCCAGACAGTCGGCACAGCTGCCGGCAGCTCGTGCTGACCAGTGATCCAGCGGCCGAACAGATTGGCGGCGTACTGGCTGGCGCCGGTCATTCGTCGATTTTCCGCAGCTGGAGTTGCAACCCGCCCTGGCCGTCAGCACGAACGTCGCTGATCCAGAATTGCTGATCGTTAGCGTAACCTGGCAAGCCGCCCTCGACCATCAGCCTGTCGTTGATCATCGGCAGAATGGGTTGCAGATCGACGATCCGCACACCCATCCACGTCGTTTGATCGGTGACGACAGTGCCATCCGCGAGCAGAAAGTTTTGCGGGTTGGATGTAAAGATCGCCTTCACAACGTCGTAGGCTTCCGCACCAGGCTGCGACACAGCTGGAGCAATCACAACAGGTCGCCCGAACACGACCATATTCGGGCCGAGTACGAGCGACTGAAAGTCCAGCATCAGAACGCGCCGCCGAGCCGGACATCCACCGTCGCGTCACCAGCCGCTTGTATGGATGTCGCGACACCGAGCGGAGCGTCGGTGTTGGTTGCCGTCACCGTGTTGGTGGCGGCGTTGTAGTACAGCTTCTCGCCCATCGTCGTGACGAGACCCGCGGCTTTTGGCATTCGGAAAATTCCGACAACCCACAAGGCACACAGCGGCGTGCCTGCGGGTTCGGTTACGGCCGAGATGCCGATCATGGCGCCAAACACATAAGCTTGGCCGCCCACCATCCCACCTGCTGGCGCGGTGACGTACACCATATCGCCATACATCTGGACGCAATTTTTCATGACTCAGGTCCTTTCGATTTGAATGGGCAATGAGGCCGCAGCGTGCGGCCTCGATGTTGTGCCCGGTTAGACCGTGTGCGACGTGTAGGCGATGTCGGTCGGCGGTGCGCCGGTGTCCTTGTAGACACCACGATAATCGATCGCAGCGACGCCGAAATCCATCTCCAGACTGACGCGGATGCCCTGATAGCCGAACGGCTCGTCAGTGCGCATTCGCGGGCCGTAGCCTCCAGATAGGAAGCCGTAGACGAAGCACGGCACCGCCGCCGGATCAGCGATCAAGAACCACTCGTTGCCCGGAATCAACGGCTCACAAACGCCTTCTAGCTTGCCGTGGAACGGATTGATGGCGCCAGTGAACGTCGGTTGGAACGCTCCCGCCGTCATCTGATCGACGCGGGTCTCGTGCGCCGCGCCACTCAACAACACGCGCGCTGCTGTGTTGAGAATGTTGCCGCTCAACGACTTTTGCACGCGCATCGATGCCCGACCGGCACCGACCGGCCCGATCGTTGGTTCGTTTCCTGCCGCCGACACGTTGTGATGGTTCGTCGCGTCAAAGACGTTGAAGTTGTCCTGATTCAATACCGGACCAGCGCCAGCATTCGAGTTGAACATGTTCCAGAACGTGACGTTCTCAAACACCAACACCGCGTCGCCGGTCGATCCCAACAGTTGATCAATCGCCCCGAGGTCATCGTTGACGATCATCTGCCGTGAGATCGGGAACACGACGCCATATGGCAAGACCGACGCGGTCTCACTCAAGTCGGCCGAGGCACCCGCCCGCAATTCGCCGGTTTCCGAAAGTGGTTGCGGCTGCGGGAATTCGCCCGCCCTGATCTGCGGATGCGGACGGAAATCGTTGAACGTCCGTTCGATTCCGACCGCGCGATATGTTGGCATCGCGAGTTGATAGCGAGCCAACAGCGCCTTATTGAGTGCGTTCATGAAGATCGCCGGATAGTCCGTCGTCGACTGGAACGCGCGTTGGATCAGCTCTTCGGCGTGGCGCGGTGTACGCACATGCCCGCGATAGTCCAAGCAGATGCACGCCATTTCGAGAAAACCCGCGCCCATGAATTCACGCGTGCGCGGGATCGCCGGCTGCTCGTGCCCGTCGATGATCCTCATTGATCGATCGACAAGGTCGACGCGCCCCATCGCCCTGCACCATTCACGCTGCGCATTGGTTTTGACACCGGGGATACGCCGCGAGGCGAGGATGCGGATCGCGAGTGCTTCCGACATTGCCTCGGCGCGCTGATTTTGCTCGTCATAGCCGACGACGACGCGGCCGTAGCTATCGAGCCGCGTTGCCATCGGATCGCCACCGCCGTGGCTGCCCTGACCGTTGCCGTTGCTTCCGTTGGTCATGCGCTTGGCGGATTCCGCGGCGAGGTGTTCAAGCGCCCGCTTGCGGAAGGTGTCGACCGTGTCGCTGGCGCGGATCGCCTTCTCGACCTCGGCGACCTCGATGCCCGCCTGACGGCCGACGGCCATCATTTCGAGCGCGTAGTCGGTGGCCTGCTTTTGCTTGGCCGATTCGTCCTCGGCGCGCTTTTTGGCCGCCTCTTCCTCGGCAGCTTGCTTGCGCGTGGCTTCCTCTTCCACCGCTCGCTTGCGGGCTGCCTCGGCCCGCGCGGTTTCCTCGGCTGTTGGTTGGGCGCCGCTCGCGCCCGCACCAGTCTTGTCGTTCATGGCGTTCACTCCATCTTGTGGGCTGCGCCCGTGGGGAATATCCGCCGCACGGAATGCGGCGCCCGCCTCGTGAGGAATCGGCGCGTAGGAAACCTCATAAGGTTCCCAGTCGACGGCGACCCGTGTTTCAGGTGATGTCGTGGTGTCTTTCACCTCACGGTGCGTTCGGTAACCGACGCTCACGGGGACCGTGAGACCGTCGGAAAGATCTTGCGCAATGCGATTGCCCTTATCGCTGCGCGACAATTTGATTTTGGCGGATAGCTTGCCCTCAACGATACGCGCGGACCCCGGCACGACGGCGCCGAGCACGGCATCCAACCCGCGATAGTATTGATGCGCGTCGATGAATTGCGCGCCGTGGTTCAAGCGATCTGTGCGCACCGACGCGGGCGACATGTCGAGAATTTCGTCATAGGCGCCGTCCCAGTCGTTGCGACGCACGCGCGCGCCGGTCGAGATCATCACATCGGCCGTGCGCGTTTTTGAATCGTAGGAATTGAGTTTGACCGAGGCGCCGTTCGAGGCGTCGCGTGTCATAATGTCGAGTTTGGCGAACGCGCGTTTTTCCTTTTTTTCCTTATCCTTTTTGGCTTGTTCGGCGTCCTTTTCCTCGTCCTCTTCATCATCCTCGTCGTCGTCCTCGTCGTCCTTCTCGTCGTCCTCTTGGTCCTCGTCGTCATCATCGGCGCGGTTGTTGTCAGCTGCCCGCGTGCGCACCGATCTATCGTCGTCCTTGCCGTTGCTCATTTTGTCGACCGTCGCGTTAGCCGTGGCGACCGCCTTTTGCTCGTCGCCGTCGTATTGCTTGAGCGCCGCGTTGGCCGCTTTCGCCCAAGCTTTTCGCTTGGCCGGCGTGTCGGCTTTTTTGGTGTGAGATGTGGCGTCCGCAGAAGTCCACGGCATGGCCCACTCCTATGTTGAGTTGTTTGATTGCTGCTTAATCGGTCGCGTCGGCCTCGTCGCCGTCGCCGTTGTCTTTCATTTCGATCGGATTGCCATCCGCGTCGAATACCGTGCCTGCCTCAAATTGAGATGTGTCAAATCCTTCGCCATTGGTTTTGCCGTTGGCTTGTTGTTCATCGGCGCCCGCGGGTAACCCGGCTTTTTGTGCGACGCCGGTGCGCGTCGTGTGCCTGACATCGATGTCGAACACGAGTTTTAGCTTATCGGCACGATCGAAAAATTCCTTGAAATCGTCCTGCACCTTGCGCCAGTCGCTGCCCTTGCCTGCGATGTATTCCTGCGGCGACACCCGGCCGGATCGCACCTCGTGCTGCTCGGCATCGAGATCGATCTTCGGGTTGATCGGTTCCCATGCTGGCGTCACCCAATTACACGGATAACCCTTGGCGCGCTCGCGCAAGGCACCGGCCAGGATCGCCCGCGCGATGAAACGGTCCCACACTGGCTGACATAGTTGCGGGATCAACATGTGGAATTGGACCTGCTCGATGAGTCGTCGGAAATCGAGCTTGCCAGCGCGCAGCGACGAGTAATTCGCCTGCCGTAGATCGCCGCTAAGTTGGTCATAAGTTACACCAACGCCAGCGGCCATCGCCATCAGATCAAACAACACCATCGTGTCGATCTGCGTGTTGGTCGTCGGCTGCGCGAACTTGATGTCCTGCCCCGAGCGTAACGTCTTGAGCATTCCAGGCTCAAGCGTGGTCACATCGAGATTCGGATTTGACACACTCGTGTTGGTCGCCGGACCCTCGGTCGTGATGTCGACCAACGGCTCAAGATCATCAGGATTGACGATGAACCCGGCAAAGCATGCCTCGACCCGCGCCTTGACCCGAACCGCGTCGACAAAATCTGCATGATCGCGGGCGGTGGTTAGGATCGGCGCGAACCACGGCACGCCACGCACTTGCCCCGGTCGCAGTTCGCGGAAGATATGCAGCACATCGCCGCCTTGCGTGTGTGCCATCGTGTAGAACGATGACATGAAACTTTTGAAGCCCATGCCCGGCCCGCGCGTGGTGTAGAGCAATTCGCCGGGATGCCACGGCCATAACCATAAGCCGGTGCGCAGATCAAACTCGCCGAGGCCGATGCCGAGCCGCGAACGCAGTGTTTGTGGCGTCAACCCAGTGCCCTCGCGCGCATAATAGCCGTCGCGATATTCATCGATGAAATCCGCTTCCAGTAATTGCACGCGAAGCGGCACCGGAGAGCACGCGACTTTGTCGGGTTTCCTATCGATCATGCGCAGCACGACCTCGCCGGACTCCACGGTCGAGCGCAGCGCCAGCGCTTGCATGGCGTCAAACCCTAACCGTCCTTCGATGTCGGCTTCCTTTTGCCACTCTTCCCATAGATCGATGACTTGATTGTCGATCCGATCACTGCCGGTGCGCGGCACCGGGCGCAACCCGATGCCGATCGCGTTGTTCACCAGCACGTCGATCATGCGCGGTGCGTGCGGCGTGTTGCGCACGAGTTCGCGCGAGCGTTCGCGCAACGGCCGGATCGCCTGCCAGATCTCGACGTTGGCCGAGCCGAAATGCCCGCGGAACGACGAGGTCCGGCGGCCGACTTGGGCGCCCTCGTACACGCGCAACGCCATGCGTGCTCGTTCGCGTTTGAGCGCCGTCGTCGGCGAAAAGAATCCGATGACGCGATCGAGCGGGTTCAATAGGGATAACCGTAGCCGCCGGTGAACACGTTCGGATAGCCGCGATCGTGCGCGACCAATACGGTCGTTGTGGTGCGGCCAGGTTCCTGCAGGCCAAGCGCGTTTTGCATGATCTCTTGCAGCCGCAGCAGATCATCGAGCGATCGAAATTCGCTCGACTTGCCATCATAAGCCACGCGTGTGACGCCGGACGCGATCGCCTCGGTGACTGCCTGCAGCTGCGCCAGCGTATATAGCGGCGTGGGCGCCGGCAGCGTGGTCGCGCCGTTGCTGCGCGCGCTAACTCTGCGTCTAATCATTTTGCGTTCTCCTACCGACGATAGAACCAATCGCGTCCGCGATCGCCCATCCAGGCATTTTGCGCGAGCGTTGGAATGCGCGGCGCGATCGGATGCTTGACCGGCGGCGGTGTATTTGCCGGTTCTAGATCTTGCGGCTCTTGTTCGCTCATATCCGGCAGCCGCGGCGCCGCCACCGCTACTGGTACGATGTCGAGCCGCACCGGCGCCGACATCCGCGCGGCGAGGCACAGCACCATCGTGTCGAGCGCTTCGTTCTTGCGGCCGGATGGCAACACCCATAGCCGCATGGCCTTGCCGAACTTCCGTCTGGTGACGACGTGTTCGCTGGTTAGTTGGTCGAAGTATTCGGCATCAAACATCTTACCGATCGGGAAATGCACGTAACCCGGTCCCGGCTTCGGGATACGCAGCCGTCCATACACCACATCCTTGGCGACATCGGTGCCGATCGAGTACAGCGTCTCGGCGCCTTTGAACCCGGCGCGGCTGGTGCGCGCCGGCCAGATCGGTCGCGCCAGGCCGGTGGTCGGGGCGCCCTTGGTCGCGAACACCCGGCGCTTGTGACGCTTACGGCAGAACGCGAGCACTTGATTAGCGTGATGCCCGCCACTGTCGACACATGCGATCCGGATGCGCAACTCGCGGCCGGTGTCGGTGTGATACGGCTTCAACAATAACTTATCGAGCGTGTTCCAAACGTCGGGCTGTGCCGGATCGCCGTGAATGATCACATAGTCGGCGACCCACGACTCATCGTGTGCGCCCCAGCCGACGACCTGCAGCTCCAGCCGGTCGGCTTGCGTGTCGATCCCCGCGGTGAGCAAGCGCACGCCGTCGGGCAGGCTGTCGGGTCCATAGTTCTCGCCGCGGCCGACCAAGCCAGCGCCCTCGATCTTTTCGACCGGCTCTTCCCACGGATCGCCGAGGACCGTGTTAGTCCACACTTGCAGCAGGAACGGATCTTTACGCGCGGCTAGAAATTCCTTGACGATGTCGGTGAGCGAAAGCCACGAGGATAACATGCCAGGCACATGAAAGCCGGCGACGCCGTCAACCTTGCGCGTCGGCTGCCAATGTCCCTGCGCGATCGCATCCCAGCGCTCGATGTCGGACCACAGCGAACCGCAATGCTCGCAGACATAGTGCGCGGTTTCCGGCCGATGCCTGCCGCGCTCGTCCTTGTCCCATCGCACCTGCGCCCATTTTAGGAATTGCTCGCTGGCGCAATCCGGACACGGCACCATGAACCGGCGCATATCCGACTTGAGCCACTCGCGCCACACGACGCTCGTTTCGAGGTGCAGCGGCGTCGAGCCGATCAGCGTCTTGCGGTTCCAAAAAGTTTGTTGGCGCTTGGCAGCGAGCGCGAGCGGATCGCCTTCCGTCCCGGCCGATTCCGGATAGCGATCGACTTCGTCGGCGAGCACGATGCGCACCGGCCGCGCCGCCAGTCCCGCGGGAGCATTGGCACCGATGATGGTGAGCCGGCCGCCGGTGAAAATTTTCTGCCGCAGCGTGTTGTCGCCGTCGCGTGACTTGGCTTCTGCGACCTTGGCATTGATCACCGGCGTGTCACGGATCATCGGCGCCAGCCGATCCTTAGACCACGCCTCGGCCAGCTCGATCGTCGGCTGGATCATCAACATCACGCTCGGGTCCTGATCGATGAAAAACCCGACCGTGTTGTTGAGCATTTCCGTCCATCCGACCTGCGTTCCCTTGGCGCACACCACGGTGGTGATGTTGGGATCGCTGATCGCATCCATAATGCCGCGTTGATATTCGGCGCGCGCGGTGTCCCAGCGCCCCGGCTCGGCGGATGACTCGGACGACAAGTAACGCTTTTGATCAGACCATTCGCTAATTGATAGATGAGGCGGCGGCGCCATCATCCGGAAGATCGTCGTCAGTATCTTCATCAATTCTGGATGCGTCGTCGCCGGCAGCGTCAGCACCCGGCGCTTCGATGACGATGTTGATTTTTGCAAGTTCACTTAATGCGTCCTCGATCTCACGGCGCAACAACGCCTGCACCTCGATCGTGCTTTTGCACATGCCGACTCGCGCCGCAACCTTTGACGGGATGCCCAACAGATGTGAGCGCATCGCCATCGCTGGTTCGGCCCATATCCGGATCACTTGCTCCCGCGGGATCATCTCGCCTGCGAGTCGCGCGCGTTTCAACTCTTCGATCTCGGCGCGCGTGCCGGTGAGCCGCGCCTTGTTGCGCGCCTCGGTCTTGTCGCGACCGCGGGCGAATTCGCGCAGGAAATGCACATAACCGCGCACCGCGGGCGCGAGTTCATACACGCCGCGCTTGGTGCGCGGGATGATGCCCTCGTCGGCCAGCTGGTTCACGCGCCGCGGCGTCAAGTCAATCAGGTTTGCCAGCGTTTCCAGCGATACTGTCGGCACTTTTGCAGCCATTTTACCCCTCTGAAAACGCCCGTTTTGACGGGGCAGACTTGGTCGGGAAGGCTCGTTTTAGGGCGTTTTTCCAAGATGTCGCACCACTTTTCCATAATGATTTCAATGACATTCGGATACCGCCCGATCCGATTGTCCTTGACCACTCGGGCACTATGCCCTATATTCACATCATCAGAACGGAACTGGGAATAGGGACGCCAGGTCGGCATGCCCAACACAAGACCCCCGACAAGGCAACGGCGATCGGCTTCCACCACCGACCGCGCGGGCAGGCGCTACGGCAACCTGCCCCAGCAACGTAAGCCATCGGACACAAAGTTACGATCTCTGGAGTTTTGGAGATCAGCAAAAACACCCGTTTTAGCAAGGTGCCCGGTGCAAGTCCGGCGCGGGTTTGATGAGCGTCCTATAGCAAGAGGGCGGCAGAGTTTTTGCTGGTCCCCCAAACTCCAGAGCGTCTCTATATGGTCACGTATCGCAAGGTCACCGCACTGGTTACGATCGGCGCGGGCGCGCAACGCAACCCCAGGGTCCCCGTGATCATTTAGAGACGTTCAACACAAACCGGAGTCTACAAAATGCTTACCATCCAGCAAGAAGTCGCCGACAGTATGTCGCAAGTCGTCGCCAAAGTGTTCGGCAACGACGTGACGCGCGCCCAACTGACGTTTTTTTTCAATTTGGTTGCCGATAAGGCGAATTGGAAAAATCCGATCGACGCGGTCGTGTCCATCGATTGCGATTTTGACATGGCGATGATCCGCGAGGCGGTGATTTTCTTTACCGGCTCGGTGCCGAATTTCACGGCCAAGGGTCGCAGCAAGTACCGCGTGACCGCGCAAGGCTATTACGTGGTCTGCGGCGCCTGATCACTAAGGTCGCCCCACGGGGCGACTCATAGTGCTCACCAACAACGGAGTCTAACGTGAATACCAAAGGCACATTCCGCACGCGCCAGACTGGCTATCAATTCGTGCTGGAACAGTTACGCAACGGAACGTGGGTTATCATCGAGTCGCTCTATTCATGGGAGCAAGTGGAGCAAGCGCATCTCGAATATACGGCTGATGGCCACACCATCGCTCATCACTGATCACTAAGCGCCGCCCACGGGCGGCGTCATAGTGCTCACCCGGCCCTTGCAAGGCCATCAACTAACGGAGTCTACAAATGTTCGTTCACAACCCGAACGCTTTCCCGAAGCATCACAAGCCGAAAAACGTCAAACTGACGGGCAAGGCTTACAGCAACCCGCGCGGCAACGTCGCACAAACCTTCAAAGGCGAGCACGTCAACAAGATAGACGGAGCTTGGGTGCTTGCGAAGCCGCACCACGAGACCGCCGAGCAAGCCGCAAGCCGCGCCCTCGCGCGGATGCTGGCCCAGCCGCTCAAGCTGGCTGCTTGATCACTAAGGCCGACCCCGACGCGGGTCGGCTCATAGTGTTCATTCCCGACCACTTGCAGGTCGATCTAACCAAGGAGTCTACAATGTCACACTATCGTACATCTGAGGCGCACGTTGCCCGGCTGCTGAACCCGGACGACCCGCGCAAATTCTACATCGGCAAAGGCTCGACCAAGATCTCGGATAAGAATTCCGACGCGGTCGCCTACCTCGAAGATCGGCCCAACGTGCAAACCGGCAAGATGCGTTATTTTGTCGTCGCGTTCGTTGGCAAGCAGACCAAGCCGATCGCTAACTTCTACTACACCAAGCCGGAAACCCGCGCCGCGAAGATCAAGGAAATCTTCGATGGCCGGCAAGCCAGCATGAAGTACAAGGCCGAACAGCGCGAAGCGAACAAGCAGACGCCCGACTACGCCGTCGGCGATGTGTTCGGGACCTGCTGGGGTTACGACCAGACCAACGTCGAGTTTTACGAGATCGTCGCGATCAAAGGTAAGACCGCGACGTTGCGCGAGTTGGCGCAGGATCGAAAAGAAACCCACTGGGCGCAAGGCCACACCGTGCCGCTGCCCGGTAAGTACATCGGTGAGGCGTTCGAAAAGCGCATCACGCCGTATGGTTTCAAAATCTCTTCATGCCAGCGCGCCACGCCTGAGTCGTTCGACACGGTCGCTGGCGTGAAGGTCTACAAGCCCCGGCATTGGTCGGCCTACGCATAACCATCAACTACGGCGGCGCCTACGGGCGCCGTCGTTGCAAACAGGAGTCTACAATGCGCTTTGTTATCTTACTCGCGGCATGCTTGTTCGCAGGCAACGCCTACGCCGCCCCGCAGATGCCGAAAGACCTGCAGGGCAAGTGGTGCGTCGACGATATTTTCACCTCCAACACGGCCACAGTCGGAACCAAAAGCTGCATCGGCTTGAATGAAGGCGCGGCGTACATTGTTAGCCCGCGCGGCTACTTCCATGACGGCGATCACTGCGATGTTGTTAAGATCAGGAAGCACGCCGCGCCGCCGTGGGATGACTCGTTCCGCCATCCCTGGCTCGGGCCGATCTATCATCTCGCGTTCAAATGCCGGGAAGGTGATATGGAAGGGTTCAATCCTGGCATCATCAAACAGAGATGGCAAACGGTCGGCGAACGACTCGAAATCAAAAGGAGTCTACAATGAAAGTGATCTTACTCGCGGCGATGCTGGTGGCGTTCACCAGCTCGGCGCACGCGTACACTACCTGCACATATGTCGGCCCGTCGCTCGTGTGCAGCGAGTTCGGCAGCAACCGAACGCCTACTGTGATTAACCGCTACGGCTCGACCTACTCGATCTCTGGTGGCGAATCCCGCCAGCTGCGATCGCCGCCGCCAAAGCCGTTGCGGCTGCCGCCGCCGCCAACGCCGGATCTTAATTGGAACGGGCAACCCTGCCCGCCGAACACCCAGCTGGTTGAGCACCGCGGGGAGCAAATAGTCTGCCAATAAAAGCGGGCCGGGTGACGCTTGCAACGTCGATCCCGACCCTATGCTCGACGCGAGGAGTCTACCACTCGCGTTGAGCCTCCCTGGAACTTACACTAACCGCCCCGGCCTCACCAGCCGGGGCGTTTTTTTGTGTCCAAAATCCGGCGCCCTACAGATACAGCAGGACTATCACGAGGCCGATCGCCGCCAGCGCCAGCACTGTCAGCGCGTAGATAAACCAGCGATCATCGAGCATATATTTGGCTTGCGTTACCGGGCACATTGCCCTATGTATTGAACCTGGCGGCCTTGCACCGCCGACTAAGTCCAACGGAGTCTACGCCATGCTCACCGACAACAAACGCCTTGACGAAATCCGCGCCATCATACGCGCACGCACTGGCAAACCGAAAACCTGCCGCGCCGCCCTGATCATCTTACGCGGCTGTCCGACCGGCGCCACCGAGCGCGCCCTGGAGGTCAACGGCGTCACGCTCGCAGCCCTCGACGAACTCGTGCGCCTCGGCCTCGCGTGCTGCACGATCGACACACTCACCAACGGGATGCAGATCCCGCGCTACACCATCACGCCCGTGGGGCGCGGCACACTGGAGGGCGGGCGATGACCACGCGGCTTCCACCGTCCGTCGCGCAGGCGATCCGCAAAGCGCGGCACGTCCATCTCGCTGTCGAGGATCGCTATCACGATCTCGTCCGAACCCAATGGGTCCGCGTCAGCAAGGCCGAGGCTCGGCGCATCATGCGGATGCGGCCCGACGAGGCCGAGTTGCCGATCATCCAGATCAGCGACGAGGGCGATGCCTACATCGCGCCCGGCTATCAGGAGGGTCGCGAATGACCCGTCGCTTTAATCTGTGCTCGGTCTGCGGCCATCGGCACGCACCGGCCTATGATTTCCGGCGAGTGTTGCAACGCTTCGGGCTCAAGGGTGAGCGCGCGGCGGTCGGATGTATCCAGCGACTTTTCGCACGAACATTGGAGCACGATGACAATGGCAACTAAGCGATCAAAGCGTAAGCCGCGCGCGCCCAAGGTGATAGTGCGCGACACACAGTCAAAATTCGGCGACCACCTCGACGAACTCGGGCTGCATTTCCTGCGCTTCGCACAGATCATCGGCCGCGACGAGCGCACCGTGCGGCGTTGGCGAACCGGCGAAAAGCCCACACCGACCGAGGTGATGATGCTGCTGGAGTCTTGGATCAGGCACGGAGACGGACCACGATGACCGACGCCGACGACCACCGTGACGCCCTCATCATTGCAGAGATCTCATCAGCGATCATGCCGATGCTCAAGGGCAAAGGTCCGGCGATCCAGACCGCTGTGCTCGGCGATCTGATCTCGATGTGCCTCGCCGGCCATTTCATGCTCGACGACGCCAACCAGATCAACCGTGAGGCTACCGAGGCGATGCGCGAAGAGATCTTGCAGGGCATCGTCGGCCTCGCCCGCGATCTCATTCCGGCGAACGAGGCCGATCTACTCGTGCGCTTGGAAAACCAGACCAGGGGCAAGCGCCGATGATCATCACCATCGCGGTCGGCGTCGTGCTCGGGCTGCTGGTGTTCACACACTTGCGCACCGTGTTCACGACGTTGGCCGTGCTCGCAGTCCTGTTTGGGATCTTCCTTGCTGCGAACTGGCCGCGGGACGCCGAGCCGCAAATCCTACCGCAGCCGCTGCGATCTCATTCAATGAACGAGAACCGCGTCGCCGTGCCGACGCCATGCGTGCGCACGCCGTTGTCAGTCGCCGACCTCGATCGCTTGTGCAGCAAGCCCGCGGCGACCCTGGTGCCGAGCGAGCGCGATACACCCGCCGTGCGCAGGATCGCCCCGACGGCGGCACCGGACGCCTTGCCGGGAGTTACGGCGCCGCCGCCGGTCATCAAGCACACGATTGGCCGCACCTCGTCGATCGCATGCTTGGATCTGAAAATGCTGGCCGACGTGTCGCGTGATTCTTATCCGTCGGGCTGCGTCGAATTCGCGCCCGGCACCGAGGTGGTCGTCATCAAAAAATCGACCGATGCGCTCGGGATGAAAGGCGGCGTCCGCTACAACGTCGCCTGCATTAAGTGGTCGCCGAGTGTCGCCAGCGATTCCTGTTACTGGTTGATCGCTGGCGACCTCGACTAAGCGAGCAGGGTCCTGGAACTTACGCGGGCTTCGGCGTCGCTCCCGGCGGTGGCGTCACGATCGGATGCGTCGGTGCCGGCGGCGGTTCCTCAATCAAGAACCACACCCCGCCGTAGCCAATCACAAACACATGCACCAGCGCCTTGTTGCTGTCTGGCTGTTGCACCGGCGGCAAATAAATCGGATGCGTCGGTGAGTTGCCATTACCCGCCTCTGGCGGCTTTTCGCCCGGCGGCAGGTAGATCGGCGGCATCGCTACCGGCGGCCAACCGGGAATCGGCTGCGGACCCGGCGGTGTGATGTCGACCCACGGCGGCGCGACGCCGCCCCAAAATCCGGGCGGCCTTCCGCCAGGGGCGATCGGATGCGCGGGGTGTCCAGGGCTCGGCCAGATACTCGGCGGCCAATAGATCGGATGCGTGGGAACACCCGGAGGACCGCCCGGTGCGATCGGATGCGCCGGCCAGCCAGGTACACCAAAGCCTGGATCAACCGGACCGCCACCGATCGGAGTAATCATCGCCAAAAATGGCTGCATGTTCGTCTCCTGCTGTATGAGATGGATTTTCAGACACTCAACGCCGTGACCCTAACCGGGCTTGCTGTCCGGCGTCCAGCCGCGGCGGAAATCTTTTCCACTGTCATCCGCGCGTCACAAGGTCTTGCGGCCGAAATGGATCTGCCCGGTAGAGCACCCGAAACTTCGCGCCCGTGTCAGTCGCCGATGACGGCACATAGATCACATTCACGATCCGATCCGGCGTGATCCCAAGATCCTCACACGCTGCATTCACAGCACTAATCGTCGGCGGCGTAATGACCTCGCGGATCGTCTCGACCATCACGCAGCCGCGGGCTTGCCCTCGGCTTCCTTCGCCTTCGCCGCCTCTTCCGCTTCCGCCTTGGCTTTCGCTGCCGCCTCGGCCGCTTCCTTTTCCTTTTTCTCGCGCGCTTCCTTTAGCTCGGGCGCCGCCGCTTCCATCCCACGGCGCAGCGCCGCCTTGGTCGCGGGATCGACAAACACCGTCGCCGCCTCAACAGTCGCTTGTAATTTCTGCGCCACCGATTGCTCTTCCGCCATCGTCAACTCCCTTTGCTGGAACGAATTTCAAACTCTTGCGCGTTTACTCGATCCTTTTTTACTTTCACGCGTTAATCACCCAAACGAATCGAAATCCCTAACTATTTGTTGTAGCTAAATAAAAATTGAGCTGCGGCGCGACC